TGTCCGAAGACCACGAAGCCTTGCACGTCAGCGAACTGCACGATCGGGTTAATGGCGTTCCTGTTGCCGTACATCAGGTCGCGCTCGGCCAAGGTCGGCCTAGCGTAGACGTCGCTGACGTTCGGCACTTGGCCACGGTTAAGGCCGGCAGGCGCAAACCAAGGGGCTGCAAGGAAGTCGTTGCGGGCGATGACTGCCATTACGCTTCCGCTGGGCGGACACCAAACGTCAACCCTGTTGTATCCGTCGTAAATCTTGACCCAAGGCCAGTAGAGGGCGCCGAAGTCCGAGTCGAACCTGTTGAGGTTCAGCGGGTGGGCGCCGTTTTGCCAAGCTGTGACTTCCTTGACCGTCAGGCCGAAAGGCGGGTCGATGATCGCAAGGCAGTCTTGGCGATAGACCTGAGCGAACTCAAGCAGCGCCGATACGACTGCGGTACTGGAGTGCCCAGGGATGGCCACGAGGTCAATGTTGACCTGCTCAGGCTCGCTCATGGCGTACATTCCGGTGTATCCGATCGGGTTACCGATGAGCAGGGTGTCTTGCGCGTCGGGGTCGGCAGGAATGCCGTCGGTTCCTCCTACCAGAGTGTAGGTTCCGGCCAGAGGACCTGCTCCTACGGTGGTATCGTCGACTGCACGGAGGTAGTCGGACACGAGGGCCAGATATGTTTCCACATAGAACCTGCTAGCATCGTTCTTGGTCAATCCGCCCCAAGATTCTACTTGAACCTCGTTGTTGTAGACTTCGATGACGAAGTTGCGGTCGTAGATATCGTTAGTGATCACGACTTGGGTGTAGTTGCCGTCGATGCCGGCGCTGTCGGCCTTGAGTTGGAAGGTAACTTCGCCGGTGGTGTTGTCGTCGCCCACGACCTTGCCGTAGGTTTCGATGTCCACGGCTCCGGTCACGCCTTCGGGGGTGGCACCGCTCTTGGTTAGGGTGGACAGTCCCAAGGCTGCGTCAAGAGTGCTCTCTGCCTTGATGAGCAGTCGGGCGTCGACGCCATGGCTGTTGGTCACGAAGGTGACCGTGTCGCCCGCCACGCCGCCCGGGGAGCCTGCGATGGCGGTCCAGCCACCGGGCAGGGGTCCGCCGTTCTCCACCTTCTGGTCATTGATGTAGTCGATCAAATCCGAGGTGCTGGCGAAGGTGTCGGTCGGGAAGTCGACTGATCCGAACTCAATCGTTTGGACAGTCTGGTCGATCAGCACGTTGTCGGTGCCGTCGAGGACTATCTGGATGTTTGCGTTGGTGATGCCGCTGAAGTCCCAGGTGCCGCTGGTGCCGCCCGACACAGCAGGGTAGGATTGCTGGGTGCCGGTGACGCTGGCGCGCTCCATGTCGGTTCCGAGGCCCGTGGGATTGTCACGGATGCCGTCGGGGTCGCTGACAGAGCCGCCGTAGATGGCGTTCTGCACCGAGACGAACTCGAGGGAGGAGGCGGGGCCGTACGCCCAGGTGGTGCGCACGCCGAGGGTGGACGATCCACTCTCATAGAACTCGATGCCGTCGTTCTCGGCGTCGAGCTGGTCGTTCAGGCTCTCAACCAGGTCGTCGACGTTGTAGCCGGTAAGGTTGGCGAGGACCACGAGGGTCTTGTCCGACTGCTGGTCGTTAAGCTTCCAGCGGAAGAAGCTGTCCTCGCTGAACAAGTAGGGGCCTGCGGTCGCAGATTCAATCTCCACTAGGCTGCCGGCTGCGGGAATGTCGACGGAGGCGGTCAGCGCCTGCTCGTCGCTTACAGGGTCCTCGTCGCCGACGCGAACCACGAACAGCTCGTTGGCGACGAGCAGGTATTGGTCTGCAGCGTAAATCAGGAAAGGATCGCCCACATCGGGGTGGGGGTTTCCGAACACGGTGTGGAGCTGTCGGCTCGTCGAGATCGGTGTCGGCAAGTTGATGGGGCCTTTTGAGGCAAAGCCAACTAGGCCCGCCCTGTGGCTGGACTGCTCAGGAGCAATGAAGCTCAAGTCTTTTTCCGCAATCCTAACACTTGGGCTAATGGTGTTAGACGGGGGGAACCCTGTAAGAATCGCCATAGTCTTATTCTCCCTTTCAAATCTTGTTTGTGATTTTTCTGATGGAAACTAACCCATCATTTGCTGCTCTATCTATATATTCAGTAGATCTTTCATCTTCTAAAAGATAAACATTTTTTCCTGCACCGACGCCCGGCAAGTTCAAAGTTGTGAAAGACTTTACGGCCTTCCTAGACCTTACAATCAATTGCACAGGAAACCTGTTCTTGTTGGTGATCTCTAGCATTCCAGTTCCTTTACTGAATCTTCAATTCTCATCAATACTTGGGTTATGTCTTCGTCCGTTAGGCCATCGACAAAATCCACCTTCATCTTCAGCACAGCTTTCTTTCTCGTCATCGGCTGCGGGATGTATGTCTGAGCAACCATATTGAACTCAAACTTGATGATCCTTATCGCTTTGTCGCCAGGCTCGTTGTTTATGTTGTTCGCAATCGACTCGAGCTTGACTACAGTCTCCCACGGAACGCCAGTTACTCGTATGTATGCCAGATGGCTAAATTTTGAAATTATTTGTTCGACCATCTGATTCATGTCTTCACGGTAGGTTGTCCAGGCGGTCAGCGTGTAGCCTATGTTCACGGGTATGCCACGAGCAACACCGAAGACAGTGTCACGGTTGTATTTCTCGCTGATGGTCAGTCCGGGCTTTCCGTCTCTGCCTCGCATCAGGTTTAGAGCCTGGTGGTATGTGTACCTGTTCAGGTCGTAGTCGATGCTCGTCTGGGTGAGAGCGAGCATCGGTAGCCTTAGCCGGTTGACGACCAAAGTCTCGTCCTTTCTCACGTTGTCTTGCACGATTGCGGCGACGGCCTTTTCTGGGGGGCCTAGCAGTATCGGTATGGGCCATGCCTTGCCGTCCTCGTCGATCACCACTACGTTGCGGTACATGTCAAGCATGGCCTCGTCGCAGCCACGCATTGCCTTGCTGTAGCGGTAGAGGGTATCGCGCGATGGGCTCTCCACATCGTTGAGTATGTGGCCTTTCTGCATAGGGTCGCAGTCGACTTTCGCCCCGAAGCCCGTTTTCTTCATGGTTTGGTCTTTTAGCCAGTTAAGGGACTCGTCGTTGACCATCCGAAGGTTATCGGGCGCGTTCGCATCTTTGTCACAGTAGGGGGGAGCCGGGTCCAGTATCGGGTCGGGACGGCTTGCTTTGGGGTCGCATTGGTCGTAATCTCTCTGTTGCTGATTTGGGTTCTGTACGCTCAATTTGGTCTCCTCAAGCTAGGTATCCAGTCCGGGGAAAAATATGGAAAACGTCTCGCTCAAATATCGGCTCTGGCATCAGTGCGAGCCGCCGAAGCCGATCAAGCTCCAGATTCCAGGCTGGAGCGGCGAGGCGAACGAGCACACGGACGGCGACAGGCCCCAGCCGTGGCACTGCGTCCCATTTGTTGAAGGAGCTACATACGGGCTGGAATTGTGCTATGCGTTCGACACCGAAGCCAGAGTCACCTTGCAAGGCGAGGAGATAAATGTTTCGGGGGATTTCACCGAAGAGAACAAAAGAGTGCCAAATGTGCAACTGCCGCCGTTCTCAAACTTCGCTCCGGGCCACTTCGGCATGACCTCTTGCATGGACATCAAGGTGCCGGAGGGATACGTTCTGCGCCTTGAGCCGCATCCTCGTTTCTACACAGATGAGACGGATACTGTTCCATGCGCCATCCCTGGCCATTTGGCAACGAACTGGTGGGGCAAGATTTTCTTCGTGGTATTCAAGAACCCGAGGAAAGGCCAAGAGATAATTTTCAGGAAGGGCGAGCCCTACGCTCAAATGCTTGTGATTCCCAAGAAGATGGCTTATACCCTTGAGCCAATGCCTCTTAACGAGCAGCAGGCTAGGACGATGTTTGATGAGGTCGTTGGCGGTTGCACTAGGCATATAGCCACGAACTTATGGAAGGACCATAGGGGAAAGAGCTTCGATGATAAATACAAGGTGTTGAACAACATCAGCGTAAAACATGGCACCGAAGGCGTGTTGAAGCATGTTGACAGGGTTCGCAGCCAAACGCATGGGAAGCAGAGTTCCAAGTCAATTAGGCTTAGGCTGATCAATCGCAAGGCGGTCGTCAAAGATGAAACCATTCAGGATTCGGAAAAATAGCAATCGGCGCGCCGTTTACATAGCCGACGCCCCGATCATATTGAGAAAGCCGAAGTTCCCCAAGCGTTTGTTCCTGAAAGTCAACAAGCCGGGACTCTATGAGCGCCGCATCACTTTTGAGCTGCGGCCTGACCAGCGGGGGCTGCCTGCGCTTGAGCGGCTGGAGGTGCAGCCTGTGGAGCTGCGGGCTGCTGTCCCGCAGCGCCAGGGGTAGGTTGTTCCATCGTTTTCAGGAGGTCGCCAAGTGTCTTCTTCATCTTGGGGTCGGCAACCTTGTCGGCATTGGCCTTCAACGTGTCTAAGATCGTCTGCGTAGCCTTGTCGGGAATTGGCGGTGAGGTTGCGCCTCCTGGCTTTTGCTGCTGCTGCTGCTGCTGCTGTCCCGCTGGTGGCTGTTGTTGCTGTGCTCCTGCTGCGGGCGCTTGTGTTGCCTGCTGGGGCGCTGGCTGCTCGCTCAACATCTTCTGGTAGAACTCATAGAAAGACTTCATGGTGCTCCTTAAACAATTTTGATTTTGATGTCGGGTTCCTTTTGCGTGACCTTGCCGTCGCCCGTTACCACGTCCTCTTGGAATCTTTGGCATATCAGCTCGATACGCAAGGCACCCCAGAGCTTGAACTCGCCCAAGTTTCTCTGGACTATGACCCAGTTCTCGCGCAGATGCGGGGTGAATAGCCTAGACCCTATCTTCGGCGGATGGCCTATGGATTTGAGCACTTCACGGTAGTTCAGCTCAAACTTCATCTCATCAGGCGCGTCGATGCCGAACTGGTTGATGAGGTTCTGCGAGGGTATAGGCTCGTAGTTGCACCAAAGTTGAACAGGGTTGTTGGAGAATAGCTTGTTCCGAGCCTCGAGATAGATCGGATCGATCATGTTGGGGGTTATGATCACCTCGTAGTAGTAGATCGGCGAGCCGCCCCTTCGGATCGACTCCTGATCCCAAAGGTTGAATAGGTCGTGGGTTCTGTCCAGCGGGTCGTACATCTGCACGCTCCCACGAAGCTGGTAGGGTGTTCCGTCGCAGTTCTTGAGTGCCATGATCCTCCTTGGCTCAAATATTGAGGGTAGCGCGCGCAGCAGTTTCCATAGCCGGCTTGAGCACTTCAGTCCTGGCATTAAAAACGTCTTTATCGTCGACGCCGAGCTTTGCGGCGATATCTTTAGCCGACATACCTGTCAATATTACTGAGGGGTCGGGGAAAACCTCTTCCCCAGTGGCGTCCCTTTGGTTTCTGGCCCTTACCATCTTCTGCGCCACTTCGAGAACGCGTAGCTTTGCTGCACTCTTCTCGGTTTTGATTTGGGCAGAAATTATGTCCTCCACCTTCTGAAAGAACTCTGCTATGCGAGCCTCCTCGCCGACGTCGGGCTCCATG